GAGCAGGACCACGTTCCGGAAAAGGTAATCATGGCCACGGAAATGCTACTGGCCGGCTTTCCTACGTACAAAGTAGCCAAAAAGCTGAATGTGCGACCGGACACCGTGCGCCGCTGGCTAACCCAGTACCCAACCATGGCCGCCATCGTTGCCGATGGTAAAAAACTGATGTCGAGATGGCGCATGAGCCGCCTGGAACAGCAGTTCCTGACTGCCGTGGAGCGGTCGGAAGAAATCTTGGGCATCGGCCTGGACGGGACCGTGCTTGATGAAAATGGCGACTATGTCAAGGTCAACTCAAAGACACTGACAGTACTGGCTGCCCAATCCCGCTACATTATCGGTCTGTTTGCCGGCCAGAAGATCGACATCGACGTCAAAGTGGAATACGGCGAGTCGGTATTGAAAGCCAGGCAGGACGCCCTGGAATACATTGCCGAGCAGCTGGCTGTCCAGCGAGATGATGATGAGCCGGTCGAAACTATAGTCACAGTGATCGATGCAAAGATCGATAACCAGGGTCCTTTCCTGGATGAGACGGGCAACCCGCCATTTGGGGAGCTGGGCAAGCTGGACGTCAACGAAGACGGGATCGTCTGTCATGTGTGTGGCAAGCGCTTGAAAAACCTGGCGAAGCACATTCAAACCCAGCACGATTGCTCAGTCGAGGATTACGAAAACTTGTATCTTCTTGAAGATGGTGCAGTGAGGAAAGAAGAGAACTATTAAATGGGGTTGAAAAAAGATGAGCTCGGCAGCCTGACCAGGAGAGATCCCTTAGCATTCGGCATCACTTATATCGACCTCCTGGAAGACAAGCAGTGGGAAGTCAAAACCAGGCAGTGGGCAACAGAAATATATGCAACGGTAAACCCGTGGCTGATCGAAAAGTATCCCGTAAATCAAGCCCGCCAGATGGTGGTCACTAAATCCACCCAGGCGGGCATTTCTACTATGGCCCTGGTAAAGGCTTTTCACCTGGCAAGCAACTGGTCGGTCCGTATCGGCTATACCTTGCCCAGGCAGCAGGATACCATTGACTTTGTCACAACCCGGGCCGACCCAGCAATTGAATCGTCCCCGTACATGAAGGATAAGCTGGGAAATCCGAACTCCACCCATGCCAAGCGGATCGGGAAATCGTATATCTTTTTCATCGAGATGAGCACCGAGCCACGCATGATGCCGCTCGATGCCCTGTTCGTCGACGAAGTGGATCTATCCAATCCGGATAATCTGGCAACCGTTTTGAACCGGCTGGACGCATCCCGCTGGAAATTACAAACCTACCTATCTACACCCACGGTGCCGAACTACGGCATCCACGGGTTGTACTCAGCATCGGATATGCGGGAATGGCTGGTCAAATGTCCGAAATGCAGCCAGGAACAGCCGATTGATTGGGAAGTAAACCTGCGTATTGTTGGTCCGCAAAACAAACCAGAGAGAGTTTTCTACGGATGTGGAGCATGCAACGCCGAGATCACAGTCGAGCATATGCAAACTGGCCGGTGGGTGGCCCAACACCCCGACTTGTCCAAGGACCTGGTTGGATTCCACATACACCAGATGCTAACCACCCCGGCAGATGCCCTTTACAAGATATTCCGGGATCCCCGAACGACCTTGATCGAATTCTACCGGAAGAGACTTGGGAAACCGATGGAGATTGGTGGTGGGAGCGTCGAGCGGGATGACTTCCTGGCGAACTGCTTCGATCTGCCTTACGAATGGGAAGACGAGTTTGATGGTGAGTCCACTTATTACCTGGGCGCCGACCAGGGTAACGAAATCCAGGTGGTTATCGGCAAACGGGAAAAGCACAGCCGCAGGCTCAAGATCGTACATGTCGAGCTGATCCCCATCACCCGGGGCTTTGACCGCCTGGCGCAGCTCATGGATATTTACCACGTGAAAAAAGCAGTCGGTGACGGCAGCCCGAACCGGCACGCCATGCTGGGCATGGTCAAGAAATTCCCCGGTAAATTCATGATGGCAGACTACATCGAGCAGAAGTACCTGTGGCTTACGAAGAAATCTCTCCAGGACTTACCTGGGGTCACAACGAACGTAACGATCAACCGAACCACGGGATTTGACGGCCTGATGGAAAGCATTAAGGAAGGTCTTTGGGCTATCCCGGGCTCGCCTCCCAACCTGCACCCGGATGCAGAGCTGCTAATCGATCACGTTACCGCTTTGAAACGAGACATCGAAGTCCGGAAGACGCCTTCGGGAGAGACCCAGGTAGCCGTCTACCGCAAGCTGCGGGCGGACCACCTGGCGCACTCCATGCTATACCTGAAGGTTGCCGCCGAGGTCCACAAGGGGCGCAACATGCGGGTGGCTGTGATTGGGAAGCAACAAGAAGCTGAAGAAGCCCAAGAAGAAAACCCGGAAGGTGAGATCTATACCCCGGACATGAGTACACTCAAGGGAATCATCTGGCTCCTGGCGGAAGTACCCATCGAGCAGCTCCTTAATTTCTTGGAAAATAACGACAACGAGAACTATGTCATGCCCTTTCCGTTGTCGTTCAAATATCCACAATGCAATGAGAAGTTCGAAGATGTGGATATTCGCTACGCAATGTCCATATTAGTTGCCGGGAAATCCTTGACGTAAGACCGTTTATATGCTATATTTATAGTACTGTGCTCCGTATTATGATATGTACGGGCCGAAACCGATCAGCTTGGGCGAGTTAGCACCCTGGCTAACATATCCGGTACGATCTCCGGGGCAGCTCAAGTTTCTGCGGAAGCGATTTTAGGGCTGGCTCAAGACGGGTAGCCGCTAACAGGCAGGTCAGGACAAATAGACCACATCTTTACAGGGCCTATGCATCCCAGAGAGAGCGAAACGCATATGCCCTTGAAAAGCTCTCAGAACCAAAGACACCCCTGTCCCCATCGTGGGGATAGCAGCGAAGTTGAGCACGCACCTTGTAAATCTTGGGACCTGGGAAGGTAAGTAGCTGCTATGGCAAATGCCGCCAGTCAGACGGGTTTCGACTAATCGGTGCATTCCGACATTATTACCCGCACGCAGTGGCTAACTGTGTGAAAAAGTCACCCTAGTGACGGACACTGACATCCCTTCTACCTAAGCAACAAGCGATCATCATTATTGTTGACCTTGTTGCGGGTAGGGGGGAGTCTATCTTGTTTCCCGTTCGGGTGGGGGGTGGGAGTGGTCAGCTGACTGCTGGTTAGGGTTTAAAAAAAGGGGAGAATAGGATCGATTGAAAGGGGTGGGGAATGATTATCACTACGAAAGCGGCGGTCGAAAAGATCGTCGAAGACAAGCTGCAAGAGGTTTTCACAGCTCTGGAAAAGGCAGTCATTGAGCTGGATCCTAAGAAAGCGTACATCCTGGTCGTCCCGGAATCGATCTCGCTGGACGAAGCTAAAGCCGCCTTCAAGGATATTGGCAAGCTGCATAAGAACATTATCCTGGTGCAGGCGGATAACCTGCGGATTATCGAAATCGGTCAATGAGAACGAGACCGAGATCAACTACTTTTTACCGAGGGAAACTTGTGAAACGAAACTGCTTTTTGGACATCGAAACAACTGGCCTGGAGCCAACTCAAGGCCACACCATCTTGACTATCGGGTGTATTGTTGACACCAAGCTCAAGACAAACCCGATCCGGGAATACTACGGCGTGGTAAAACCGACCCAGGTCGACTGGCAAATGGCAGCGCCGAAGGCCCTGGAAGTCAACGGTCTGAAGTTTGAAGACCTGGTTGCAAACGGGAAACCGATGCGGGAAGCAGCCACGGACTTCTGCCGCTTTCTCGTCGAGAACGGTGTACGCACCGGTAATGCAATTGTGATCGGGCAAAACCCGACCTTTGATCTTAAGTTCCTGCAGTACTACATGGCGCCTGAGCTGAGCTACTGCGGTTTCCCGTTTGGTGACTTCCGGGACACCCGGGACATGTACTCCGTCCTGATGAACCGCCGCCAGGTACCGTTCCTGAAATATCGGTCTAGCGAAAAAATCTCGGAAGGTCTGGGCGTAGCACCGGAACCCTGGCCGCACAATGCCCTGGAAGGGGCGAAGGCTGTCTTCCGTAACTTCAGCAAGATGCAAGAGATGCTGCAAGAGAAGGAAGAAGAAGTCTAACTATTTCCTGACAACACCGCACATTGATGCTGACTTACTGGTATTTAAAAAAGTAGAGACCGAAAAAACCTTTGTAAACCTTGACATAAAACCGTTTCTAGGCTATAATTATTGGTGGGTGAAGTAAGCGCAGTTCGGTTCTACATGGTTGTCCTCCTTTCTGACAAGGGCCAGGCATACGCCTGGTCCTTTGTTTTTCCCAGTAAAGAGCCCTGAAACGGGCTCTTTCTTTTTTATGCTGCCGAATTCGATTGTAGTTTGTGATGCAGCGTTATTAGGAGGCGACCGGCGTGGCGGGTATATATAAGATTACTGATGGACAATCCAGGGTTTCAATTATTCGTTCTGCCCCGATAAGAATCGCCGACCAGGTCTATGCGACCAATGACTTAAATCCAACCCTTTTGCGCTTTAACGAGTTCTGGGATTTGATGGACACGATAAAGCAGCATGGCTATTTGCGAGCCGCCATGAGCGTTATTGGGCGGTCTGCGGTAGGGGCGTGGTGGAGTTTAAATCGGCACGAAGAGTACGGCGGCAAGGCGCCAGAGTTACAGCGGAGGCGTCTTTTTGCGTTTTACGATTACAAGAACAAGCAGTGGGACAACATCCGGGATTACCAGAGCATCGTCTACAAGCTGATGATCTCGTCTATGTACCTGCGCTTCTTCGGGCAGGCGTCGTTTGCGGTCATCCGAGATGGGGAAGGCCATCCTTTGGGATTAGATTTTCTACACGGAATGACCATCCCGAACGTTGACGAGCACGGGAAATTTAGGACTCCGGCGTTCGTCCAGTACCCCACTCGTAACCCATCCATTAAAGAAGAATTTCAAAGTCCGAGGGACGTCGTCTACCTGATGAACCCGGACTGGGAAGGGTCTCCGTTAGGCGGATCGGACATTGAGTCGCTGTCATCCTTTGCGTTACCCATTGATATCTACCTGCAGACCGCAGCTCGTGAGTACATGAAAAACCGAGACACACCCGAAGTGGTGTATTCGCTGCCGGCAGATATCTCAGAAGAGGGCTTCGATGCGTTCGTTAAAGAAATGGACGAGCGCCGGCGAGGTGCCGCCAACATGGGGCGCAATCCGATTGCCGTCCAGGGGGAATTCGAAGTGCACGAGCTGGCCCAGCTCCCCGATAGCCTGCCTTACCAGGATTCTCGCAAGCAG